TGGGTCTGCGCCCCTGGCTCCTGAAAGTGCATTGCCCGCCGCAATCACCCCAGCCACATTAATCTGTGGACTCCCATTGACAATATCCGCGAACGGATAGCCGTACGACCCTAACAGTTTCGGGTCTCCATCAACCTGCAAATGCACTTGGTTATACTTGCTTGGAATAGGGTTGCCGTCCCCATCTGTACCCCAGGCTTTGTACTGCGACCTGGCTTTGCCAGCATCCCAACTATCATTCCTGGGGCCGATGGGCAACCCTGTATTGCCAGTGGCAGCTTTAACATAACTCACTACTGCTTCAAGCTCAAACTGTTCCTCAACGAATTCCTGCTCGCCAGGTATCTCAGGGAACTTTTTGAACCCACCAGGTAGTTCGGGGACGTAAATTTTTTTCTGATCTTTGGTGTCTAAAATCGGGGCTAATGGATTAGCGGGAAACGTCACTTGCGAGACTTCGTGCAGGCGTATTTCGATTAAGTGGCGGATATCACCCTTATGCTCGAACCTGATAGCGTCGTAGCCAAACGATGACCCGATCATTTTATTTTCTGCCAGGTCAAAGGCTTGGGCTGCGCGTGGAATAGACAGGACTAGCTGTGCCTCGTAAATAACGCCCTTGCTATCCTCAGATAAGGCTTTAATCCCACCTATCGGTTCCTTGCGGTCATGCTGCCAGAGGTCAGCGCACAGCCACGGATTAGATTTTTTGTTGGCTGAACTGTTTAAGTCAGAGATCGTTTTAGAAAATGACCCTGGCTCAATCACATCCAAATAGCTATCTACAAACGGCTGACCAGTCAAATCGTTATAGACGGTTAGGTATGCTGTGATAACACCCTTCTTACGATTGTAGTCGGCCTGCTTGTATTCCTCTGGAAGCCACAAAGAAACCGCGCCAGCAAGTTCTTTTGGCTCGCGGCTCGGCACGGGGATATCGTTAATATCGACACCTAATGAGACAGCCATGACTCAATCCTTACTGTCCCACCAGTGATTGCTTAAAGTTTACATCAAAAACGCAAGAGTTACAAGACTTTAGACTTTTTGCAGCTTCGCCCACCGTTCACTAAAAAATTCTGACACCTCTGACAAGTCCTGTGAAAAAATTATGGTGCATCTGCAATTAATAATATTGCTTGGGTCTGCCCCTAGACTGGCATCTTTGGGAAACTGCATCTGATCTCCACCCACGTCAAAGGGCTGGTCAAACGGGACTACCTGACCTTCGGTGTCTTTATGTGCATCGCGCACTTTACTATCACCTGCTGTGAGCCAGGTCTTGGTCAATGGCATCCCCAACTGCGAGGCTGCTGTATAGCTGCCTGCGTTATACGCGGTTACTGCCTCATTCTGCGCGATCAAGGCAGCACGGTCTTCGCCGTACCCCTGATACACGTCACGTAAACTTTGTGCCAGATCATCCACACCTTTTTCTTCGGTTTCCATATCCGTAAAGACGGTTAGAATTTTTTGCTTCGTGGTGTCGTTGATGTCGTCAATGGTCGTACCAGCATAATGCCCCAGCATGTCTATGCCCTGCTTTGTAAAGATTGTAGACTTATGCTGAAACTGTAGGCTAATGGCATGAGCCGCACCCTCAGCAATGGATGCGTAGTAGCCAGCAAACAAAGGCTGAAGCTGTTGCTGGTGTAACTCTAAAGCAGCCATGACTAATGGCTTCGCAGCACTCAGCGATTTCTGATGCGCCAGTGCTTGGATTAAGGTTGCCAACTCACCAGTAAAATACGTCTTCATAGCCTGCGTAAAATGGCTATAGTACACCGAACGCTGATGCTCGATTGCCCGATACATAGCTTGCAGGTCGGCTTTAGAATTTTTTATTTCGGTGATCTGATAAAAATTTTCACGTAAGGTTCCTGGCTGCGCGATCATTGGCACGGGATTTCTGGACAATGACGTGCCAGGAATTTTATTGCTGCTAGGGTTGCCCATGCTACTTGCTGCTGCTGGCGAGGGCGGTGGCATAAGTGGCGGAATAGACTGTGGCCCCATCGGAGCGACACCCTTCCAAATATTTTCCATCGCGTCCAAGAACTGTGAAAAATTATTTTTTCTAACAAAGAACATTGCGCCCAACCTGTAAAAGTCGTCAACATCAGTGACCCCTTCAAGGTCAAGATCAGCCGCCGTCATATTAAAACTACGCACTCCTGTATTCCACTCGGCCAGCGTGGTGACACTCTCTAACTGACGGTTACGGCGCAGTGACTCAATCGGTTCTTTATCATAGTCGGCTTCAATACTATCGCCATAAAACGGCACTAAGAACCCGTTTAATTCATCCTTGATACGCTCCATTAATGGAAAGCAGGTAAACTCCCACATAGCGAGTTTGGCCTCAAGCTCGTTATTGTAAGTCGAATACTGCTTGTCATTCAGCAGTAACGGGTCTACGCCTATGGCCGATGCGATCTTGCGCCCAGCAGAACTATCACTATTAATCCAGTCTGCATCTGTTGGATTGATTGCCAACTGGATATAGGATAACCCGTTTTCTAACAGCATGGGCATCCCAGCCGTGGCCTTGCCGCGCCCATACTTTTGATAGATTTCCCGCTTGAGTCTGGTTCGTGCTTCGTCACCAAACTCTGATTGCGACACGAACGCACCTGACGGACGTGCCATATTTTTCATGAGATTAAAATTCCACTCTTCCCCAGCCTGCTGACGCTCGACGACAGCCGCAGCTACCTGTACAACACTCAGCCCAGACAATTCATCTAGTGGATTAAAAAATCGAAACGGCAAGACCTGCCAGGCGGAATAATCTTGAAAGCGGTTATGCCCTTGCGGGTCGATGACCTGATACCTGTAAATCGTTGGCCTGCCATCGTCCCCGCATATTTGCTGCACCAGGTCTGGTCGCAGGTTATACAGTGCATTGGGCGTGATGCCCTGACTGTACTGTGCAGGCGCACCAGGAAACGTCCCATACATATAATTCGTCCCAGCAATCATCCAGTAGCTAATAAGCTGCTCGATAAATGCCGAGCGAGATTTTTCTGGATTAGGCTTGGCAAAAAGTTTTTTTAACGGGTGATTAGCTATCGGCACTCGTTTCTTTTTTTCGCCAGTGCCTTTCAGGTATACATCCCAATCCAAACTAGCACACGCTTGCGCGACAATATTGATTGCGCGGTACACCACGATATTCTGTTCATAGGCAATGGCAAACTGGCGCATGTTACGAGGGCTATACAACACTGTTTGCCCCGACGCTACTACCCCTGATTGCGTCACTAAAGGCGGTGCTTGTTTTTCCTCATCCTTCAACAGCCAGTCAAGAATACGAGATCGAACACTCATAGTAGGCTACCTTTGTCCCACCTAGCTATGACATATACGCTGGATAGCTCATTTTATGCACAATTTTCAAAACGATGCATAGGCTTTCGTCACCCACTACAGGCGGTGTGAGCCTATGTGCATAACACACAAAACGCTGTCTGCTTTCGACGCGCACTACAGGCGAGTCTATTACCTCTTCCAACTGTACTGGCACGGACATGCGTTCCAATATAGCAGATGATAGATTGTATTGCTACCGTACGTCAGGCCATCCCACAGCCTTCCTACGATGTTTAGCATAGTTGACCTGTAACTCTAGTATTATTGTTATCAACCCTGGCCTCGCCGACCCTAAGCGATGTCAATGGATGACCTAGAAATTGAAGGCATGGTTTCGTTCAGGCGAGTTTACCCTATGTTTCCCACTCACGATCAAGAAACGCAAGCCGATCATCTGCGCGACTTGGGGCTGCGTGAACTGAAAAAATTTTTTCAACGCCCAGTCTTGCCCGTGTCGCCACGCTATCGAAATCATCCTCCAATAAAAATTCACCCAACTCACGGTTTTCCTGTAAAATTTCTTGGATAGCCGCGAGTTCTTCTACCTCCGTTAACTCAAGATTATCTATTCTAGGCACCTGAAACTCGAATAATTTTTGCAAAATACTCGTTGCATCCACCTGATCGTCATGACCCGATCTTGGAAACCCCGTTAACTCACGCTTGTACTCCGCAAATCCAGGCATCGTGAACGAAAAATAAAAATTTTGCGAGGCAAAATAGATAGCAATATTCTGTAACCTGGCTACTTTGTCCGTCACAGGCCGATAGCCAAGCACTGGCATAGTTCTTTTACCTGGCCCACCCCGTTTTAGCCGTTGAATAATCGCTTTCTGATACGCGACATCCTCAACAATAATCGCCCACAGTCTGTACGCATTGGCAGCCATCGTATAGAGTAACTCTTCACTCTCAGGAGCCTCCATCTTATCGCGCACAATTTCCAGTAAAATAAATTGCATGTCAGGCGTCACCGCCCACACTAAAAAGACCGTATAATCAGCTTCCTGACTTTTAGATACCGCAAAATCGGTCGTGATAACCGTTCTACACGATGCTTTTGACACCATTTTTCGGTTACTACCCAGCAACACATAGTGCGTTCCTGCATCTTGATAGGGAAACAGCACATGACTTTTGATAATTGCGCCCTCTTCGGCGGTTGGCCTCTGCTGGTACTGGGAAAAATAGGCAGTCACTAAGCTGGCGCGTAGATATGTGAGGACTTCTTTCGGAAACTTCGCAGGCCAGAGTTCTTCACCCTCTCGCGTTCTAGGGTCTGACCACCCTATACAGGTATATGTTTTTCTAGCAGGTTCAAATTCAGCAGGCAAGCACAGATATTCCCACCCACCAACCTCTAACACATGCCCTATCAAATCCATCTCATGCACTCTCTGCCCGATAATCAGCATACGCCCTGTTTGCTGGTCGTTTAACCGCGAGGTCATCACCCTATCCCACCAATTGAGCGTCGCGTTGCGCATCGCATCACTCTCACCCTCTTGGATATTATGCGCATCATCGCAGATGACTGTATCGGCACCCTCACCAGTCGCAGCACCCTCAACGGATGTGCTTATTCGGTAGCCATGAAAATTATTTTCATAGCGCGACTTACTATTCTGGTCGGGCAACCATTTATACACATGCCCAAATCGTGATTGATACCACGTGCTGTCGATTAAGTCACGACACCTCTGACTATCACGGACTGATAAACTCATAGCATACGAGGCACATAAAAATCTCATAGCAGGAAACTTCACCCACACCCACGCAGGAAACGCCACAGACACAATAGAACTTTTTGAGTGGCGAGGCGGAAGTGCAATGGCGAGTTTTTTTATGTCACCCTCAATGACAGCTTGGAGATGCTGACAGATGACATCATGGTGCCAGTTCCATTGGAGCGGTGTATTCGGTTCAAAAATTTTCCAGGCTTCACGGAAAAACACTGAAAAATTTTTTTCT